AGGCCACACAGGTTGCGATTATGATAGACAGGGAAAATAAAAAAACGCTTGCGAGCCGACTGCGCCACCGTGTGTATATACAGACATCGACTACAACCGCGGACGGCGAAGGTGGGCACTCCCAGGCATGGGTTGACGACCGGGCTGTATGGGCTTCTGTCGATCCCATACAGGCCCGGCAACGTCAGGAGTACGCGTCTGTGAGTGTTGAAGCGACTCATCTTGTGAGAGTCCGCGGAGATCAGACCGTTTCAGAGGAAAACCGTATCAGGTTCGGAACTCGATATCTCGAGATACTGACCGTTGAAAATATACAGGAGCGCGGCATTGTGAAAGTGATTACATGTCGGGAGTTGCGCGGTGAATAGCCATTACGTGCACCTTAACAATTACCTGAAACAGGTAGAAAAAGACATCAAGCGCGCGGAAAAGCTGCGCAGGCGCAAAGCGGCTGTGCATGTGTCAAAAGTATTACGCCGTAAGTTGAGCAATCGAAAAGTTTCCGCCCCCGGCGAACCGCCTGGGCAAGATAGCGGAAACCTTAAAAAATCGGTCGGATACTTTGTCGGAAAGATATTCGCTATCGCCGGTTTCAAAGTCCGCAAGGGAGGTGCCCATGCGCACTTGTTAGAATTTGGTACGAATGAGCGGTTTCACAAAGACGGCAAATACGCAGGCCGAGTAGAGCCTCGACCGTCGGTCGGACCAACATTCCGTGAGGAAGCAGCGACTGTCAAGGCAATACTTTCGGACAGGTGGTTGTGATGTTCGAATCGGCAATACAGACCGCACTTCTTTCGGACACACAGCTTGCGTCTTTACTCAGCACATACGGCAGTGGCGCCGCGGTGTTCAGTGAGAACGCGCCAGAGGACGCCGAAATGCCGTATGTGACGTACCGGATTGAACGTGACAGCACGGACGCTATTTCAATACAGGCGTTTTCTCTGTTCGTCGATTACTGGGAGTACGACAACAATCGAGTGAACGCTCGCAAGGCAAGCGAACGAATAGAATTCGCTCTTGACAATAAAACTTTCGATACTGACAGGTACAGAAAAATCAGGGTATGGCTTTTTAACGCAGCGCCTGTACCGGAAACGGATCCGAGGGCAATACATTACAACCATCTGTTCACGTGTCGCGCAACTCGCAAAGCGTGGGCTGATCAGATAATAAGCTCATAAAAAACATAACTGGAGGGAAAAATCATGGCTGCACTTACAGTACAGAGTATCGCGAAAACCGGACTGACTCCATCATACGATTCGGCTGCGTCAGGCGGAGACACGTTTGTGAACAACGGCAGAACATTTTTCGTCGTAAAAAACGCAAACGTTGGTGTTGCTCGAACGGTTACGATTAACAGTCTTGTGAATTGTAACCAAGGAACAGACCACGACCTCTCGGTGTCGGTACCGGCGAGCAGCGAAGAGTGGATCGGGCCTTTTGAAAGAACCCGTTTCAACAACTCTTCTAATGCGGTCTCGGCAACATACGACGATGAAGCCGATTTGACAGTGGCTGCGATTGCTCTCCCGCTGTCTTAATCTTAGAAACATATAAACATACTGCCCAGGAGGCATAAAATGGCAAGATACCACGGAGTAAACAGCGAGACATATAAAGAAATCATCGTCGATTCCGGTATTGTGTATAAAAATTATGGCGAAGCCGGCGAGGTTGCACTCGGAGCAACCAGAGGTGGAGCCACATGCACAATAGAAACAGAGCTCCGGACAATGGAAGCTGACGGTGCACACGGCCCTGTGAAAGGCGAAAAGAGAATTGTCAACGTAATGGCAAAAGTCGCGATAAACATGCTCGAGCTTGACACGACGTTTCTCAACGACATACTCGCAGGTTCAACGCTCACTGACGTTACGACGTATGACAAGCTTACCCGGGCGCTGCAAATCGCCTTAGCCGATTACCTGACGAACATTGCAGTCATCGCAGAAGTGACCGGAAACGACACCGTTCCGTTCGGATTTATCGTCGAGAATGCTTTGAGCACAGGGAATCTCGAGATCGCTTTGACTGACAAAGAAGAGGCTGTTGTGAATGCTGAGTTCACAGGACACTTTGACCCGTCAGACCTTGATACCGAGCCGTGGGAACTTCGCTGGCCGAAGATTACGGCGTAATTTCGGATGGATGGCCGTTTCGGCGGCCATAGCTTTAACTCATGCCAAGGGAGTAGAAATGCAAATTAGAAATCTTAAAACGAAAGACATGCTGGCTGTTATTGGGATGTTAATGAAAGTAGGTGGCGGCGTAAGAAAAGAACTCGCCAGAATGATTGTGTCAAGAACATCTCAGTCGTCTCAGTCGTCAAAAAAAACGTCTTCTGACGAAAGAATTACGCAAATGGTCAACATCGCACTCACGGTGCTGACGGCGTGTTACGAAAATGTATACGACGATTTTATCGAATGGCTTGCTTCGCTGTGCGGAGAAAACGGGGTAACGGTTGCAGAGTATAACGAGCTGCCTGTCGAAACGACTCTCGACCTGATCGACCAACTCGCAAACGCGGAGGACACTCAGCGTTTTTTTTCTCGTGTCTGGCAGCTATTCAACAGGATGAACAGGTCCGCTGCGGCGTTGAACGCGAGGCTCGATCAGTCAAATACCATTACAGAATCGGAAAAAAGGAGTTCGGCGAGTTAAATTGGGATGACTACCGAGAACGCGTCGATATTGTCGCAGAAAACGAGTCGAGAGCTGTCAGGCGAAACATGGAAATGTCGGCGTTCACAGCGTGGCAAATGGGCGCTGGGAATAAAAAAAGCTATAAAGATTATTTAAAAAAGCTCGGATTATTAAAATGCGAAAGCAAAAAAAATCCAAGCGATCTTAGGCCAAACAGGAAACCGGTTAAGCAAATGATGGAAGAGCTGCAAGCGTTCAGGGGAAAACATTATGCGTGAAGTGTTTTCGCTTATTGGCAGAATCGGCGTGACCGGTATGCAAGAGGTCACGAAGGGCTTTGGCAAGCTCGACAAGGATCTCACAAAAGTATCCCGCAAGGTTGGTCGATTTGGGCGGGACGTGTCAAAGGTCGGCATGACGCTTACTAAGACCTTTACCCCGGCGTTGCTGGCTGTCGGGGCAGCAGCCTATAAGGGGGTGCAGGCAGCAAGCGATCTCGGCGAAACGACTTCGAAAGTTGGCGCGATATTCGGAGATTCAGCCGGGAAGATAAACGACTGGTCCGAAAATGCAGCATCGGCATTTGGGCAATCAAAAGTTCAGGCCATGGACGCGGCTGCAACTTTCGCCACTTTTGGGAAATCTGCGGGCCTTGCTGGTGACAATCTGGTCGACTTTTCGGCTCAGTTTGTTGAGCTCGCATCAGATCTTGCGTCGTTCAACAATACGACACCAGAAGAAGCGATCAATGCGATCGGCGCGGCCATGCGGGGCGAAAGCGAGCCCATGCGCCGATATGGGGTGCTGCTTGATGACGTGACCATGCGGCAAAAAGCTCTCGAAATGGGCATTTCGTCCTCAATTAAAAATGCCCTCACACCACAGCAAAAGGTCCTTGCCGCATCTGCCTTGATAATGCAGCAGACATCTGTCGCTCAAGGCGATTTTGCGCGGACTTCTGACGGTTTGGCAAACCGGATGAGAATTCTTAAAGCGCAAGTTGCAGACATGTCCGCCAGTTTCGGCGAAATATTTTTGCCGATTGCACTGAAGGTCGCCAGCGTTATTGGGGACCATGTCATACCATTTGTGCAAGAACTGATAAATGGTTTTAAAGCCTTGTCCCCAGTGTCGCAAGGGATAATACTGGCCCTCGCCGGTATCCTCGGAGCAATTGGCCCTATTCTTGTCGCTGGTGGTTCCCTGATTGCGGTCTTTGCCGGGATTATATCGCCCGTCGGTCTCGTAATTGCCGCTGTGGTCGCCTTGACGGCGGCCGGAATTGCACTGTACGAAAATTGGGATACGGTCAGCTACGGCATACGACAAGCGATATCGTGGCTGACAGAAAAGTTTCTGTGGTTTGTCGATCAGCATGTTGCCGGGTTTGAGCTATTGGGGAAAATTATTCCCGGTCTTGGGAAAAAAATATCCGGGCTGCGCGGTAAGTTCAAAGACCTGATGGAGCAGGAAAAAGAAGGGCGCGACATTCGGCGCCAAGAATACCAAATTACAAAGCTGCGGGCTGCTGAAGAAAAACGGCTCGCCGATGAAAAGAAAAAAACGACTCAGGTTACGAAACAATCAATATCTACTTTGTCCCAGTCTGTCGAAATAAAGAAAAACGACGCGCAGGCAACTGAGGATTTGCGTAAAAAAGAAGAGAAACTCGCGCAAGCAAAAATTCAGTTTGAGGAACGCTGGTCTGAAAAATTTCGTTCTTCTGCCATGGAACGCCGCCAGCTTCTTGAATGGGAGTATCAGGAAGCAATTGCCGAAGCAAAGCGTAAGGGAGCCGATACTGCCGACATTGAGTCGTATTACGCGATAGAACGGGCTAAAATCGCAAAGGAGGAAACCGACGCCAAGCTCGAACAAATAGATCGCGAACGGCAGGCGCGTAAAGATATGGCTGACAAAGTTATCGGTTATGCATATAACTCTGCGATGGCAATTGCATCGATTGTTAATCATGGCTTTAGGAACAAAATTGACAAGATCGACATCGAGTTGGAAAAGCAAAAGGAAGCCGCAGCCGCAACGATAGAAAACGAGGACGATCTCAAAGCAAAAAT